GTCTAAAGTTGTTAGAACAGTCTTAGGGAAGAAGTTGTAGAACTCACCAGCTTCACTAAAGATTACATTCTCATCTGCAAGAAACCCTAAGCGGTTGCGGTGGAAGAATATGTCGTTAATCTTGTATCCAATAAAAGATGGAACTGGGTTAGTTTCTTCGTCACCTGCTGATCTATCGTCCCATGTTAATGGTGAGAATGTGAATGTACCATTGAGTTCTTTACGTAGCTGGTGGGGCATAGTCAGCTTATTAATACGGTTCTTAATTAACGCACCGTCAGCACCTAGTTCACCTACTGTTTCCTTCCAAATTAACTCATTGTTTGTAGAGTCGCCTTGGGTCAAGTGTACGTAATGGTCATCCTGTTTCTTCTCGTTAGAGCCAGCAACCTTAATCTTAAAGCCTAACTTACCTTTACGGGGTAGGTTCTTAAAATCAATCGTCTGACCTTTGAATGAGTAGAGAAACCTGTCACCAGCACCGTCACTACTAAATACAGTAAAGTCAGTTGATGCGTTTGAAACATAAACTACTGAGCCTATTTGCTCTTTTACAAAGCCACTGGCAAGGCTTAAGTTGGTGAATAACTGGTTTGCTATATAGTCTGTGCCAATCTGTGCAGCATGTGCAGAAGATGAACCATCTGGCGTTGTGAATGTAGAAGTAGCCGAGCCTACTTTGATTGTGTAGGTTAAGCCGTAGTCAGCCTGTCTAACATAAAACATAGCCTCGTTTGGCCTTGCCGCAGACACAAAAGAATCCTGAGCTATGACCTTGTTCTTATTTACTACAAAGGTGGTGTCACCCACGGACACTGCACTAACATTAGCATTAAAATCACTAAGTCCAGTTAGGTATGAGGGTACGCTGGTAATAGCATTACCTGCACTATCGTTGACAGTCTTTTCTACACCAGCTTGGTTAAACACTTTAATACCCGAACTGCTAAACACTGCTGTGTAGTCTTCTGTGCTTGAGTATTTAATAGGGTGTATAAAGGCGGTAGTACCTGCCAAGCTGTTAGACAGTTTAGCTATGTGTTCAGTGCAGGGACGTTTTTCCAAGCCCCTAGTCACAGAAGATAATCCGTTTTCTTGGAGTTCTGCTTGGCTTTCGTGACGTAGACTTGCGGGTTGTTGGGAGATTCCATTAAGGAGATTAGGGATTGAACCTGAGACTAAAGACATAGTTAAACCACCTACCTTTTGTAATGAGCGATTTTATCAGTCTCATAATTATCAAATATATTAAAGTCCTGTACGTCTGCTTCATTCTGCAAAACATTACTCCACGCCATCATTTCATCTTGGGAGTTATATGAATGTAATGCTTCTGAACCAAGTACACGATCTTGTAGGATACGGGCAGCTTTTATAGCTACATACCGCCTTGCCGTTTCGGGCATTTCCTCAAATTCTAATAAGACAACCATATCGACTTGAACGGCTGTGCCTATTGCGTATGTGTTTTTAACTCTGTCGTACATCTTATTACCACGCTGAACTAAGTCAGACGTTTTGGATACACGGTTGTGTATTGTATCCACATGCAAACAGTTGGCAGGGAGTGTCAACATATCGCTTGCGTCAGGTGAGAGAGAAAAGGTTATTTCAGTATTAAACGACCAACCTTGTGCTTGGAAATCACGGCTAACATTGTTTAATGTTTGCTCTGCTGAACTGGCTTCAACAAGACCTGAGTTGAGAGAGTTAACAGGGGATTCACCAATGGTTGCCAGCAAAGTATTGATTGCTTCTAGTTTGGATGTTGGGGTCATGGTTTGCCCTTTTAAATGAAAAAAAAGGCAGGGAGAAATTAATCTCCCCACCTTTGAGTTAGCTGTTAGACAGCATTTAAAGAAATGGCACAAGCAGGGCGCAGGATGTTGTGACCCATTGCGTACTTAGCTACCATTAATGTTCCTTGGCGATCAATCTGATATTCAGACTCAACACCTAAGTCTAGTAACTTCACAGTTGCAGCAGCGTCTTGACTGAAGATTAAGCCGCGCAAAGCAGTGTAGTTACCACGGTATGCCGCAGTACGTGTCGTTGTAATTGGCTCAACGTCTGCTGAAGAACTAGATTGGTTAGTGTTAGGAAGATGATTACTCATCATAATCTTAACACCGCCAACTTGAGGCACTACACCAGAAGCTACAGAACCCTCACCGCCAACATCACGGTTCAACCATGCTGCGTTGGCTACACTAGGCACGTTTAATAGCGCGTAGTATTGGGCAGGTGGTAGTACACAAACTTTGTCACCGCCTACGTCTTTCTTATCGAACTCTTCAAGAGCCGCGTAGATAGCCGCTACAATCTTGGCACCATCTAATGCGTGTGCAGTAGTAGAACCAATGTTGAAGTTAGTCGTGTACACCTCATCAGTAAACGCAGTGCCAAATGCAGCAGCAGCTTTAGTTGAGTTGTCGATTGTCGCTGCTTTAGCAATGATACGCGCAATGTTACGGTCAGAGACATTTGCTAGTGCATTACCTGACTCTTTTGAGTAGATTGAACGCACGTCATAGTGGTTCATAGCTTCGTCAATCTTAGCAATGAACTGTGTGCTAATGAGCAAGTCATCCACTGTCACAATACGCTCACCGTGCTTGATTGCATCAGCTTGGATTAGCGTACCTGCCGTGTGGTACTTTGCAGAACCTGTACCCGTTAATGGGAATGATGCAGACTTACCATTAGAAATGGTTCGTGTGCGGTGAAGGGGCATGAAGACATTCTTTTCTTCATATGCTGTTAATACTTCCCCTGCGTATAGCTTGAGGAATAAGGAACGATCATCACCTGTCGCGTTGACTTGGCCTAATCGAGATGTTGTTTGGTCTGTTGGAAATGCCATTGTATATGTACCTATTTAAAAAAAGTAATTTATAAGTTTTTGAGATTGTTTTACTCAGCTACTCTTACTTCCTTTCCCATAAAGATTGTCCACCGCAGTGGGTCGATAGATACTTGGAATAAAGTTGTTGCTTAATTAAACGAAAAAAACCCCCGAAGGGGCTTAAAGATTGCGGAGACAGAATCTAAAGTACGTTGCTTCTTGATAATTTAGAGGCTACGGACTGTCGATATGCAGAGTCTGTGCTGTACCTTGGGTCACGCATTGCTGCGGTTAACTGGGCGGCAGAATCAAAGACCCCACCTGTTACGGATTTAGTCTCGCCCATGACCAATGATGGTTCATTGCCGTTAACAGAACGGTATCTAGCTTGTAGACCTTGGATTGCAAGATTTGCTGTCTCTATGTTGCCGCTATTTACTGCGTCATTGAACGCATCTATAGAGGCTTCAGGTAAGTTATCAGAAGCCCAAGAGGTCATATCTTCATAAGCTTGTTGACCCCCTACCTGTGAAAAGGCTTCTTGTTGCATCTGGGTTGCCACTGCCATTTGACCTTCTATAAATTGGTCAACCATAGTGCGGGGGATACCAGCTTCTACTAAAGAATCATAAGAATCTTCAGTTAGTCCTCCTAGCTCTGAGAACTCTTGCGATAAGGAATCAAAATCAATACCCTCTTCTTCAAGCCCTTCAACTATTTCTTCTAACTCTCCGTCTTCTAACTCTTCTTCATATTCTTCTTCATTGTCTTGAGAGCCTAGCTTCTGTTCAAGGGATTCATAGGCCGAAGCCATGTCCTCAACAGAGTTAAACTTCTCAGGTAGCCATTCAGGACGGTCAGACACATTAGGGTTATCAAGACCATCTGCCTTTTCTAACATATTTAACGTGTGCTGACCGTCTTCAACGGTTTCTTCGTATGTATTTACTGTATCCATTTTTAACTGTCTCCAAACAGATATGTTATTTAGACTTCTTGTTTTGCTTGTTTAAGTGTTCACGTAGGTTTTTACTACCTGACTTCTTAACGTCATCTTTAGTTGCCGTAGAGTAGGACTTGCCACCATCGGCAGGCCAAGTAAACGTAGAAAGACCTGCTTTCCTAGCTTTCTTAAATGCAGCACCAAAGGAACTTGTCGTAGTTGTTTTCTTAGCTGCTGTGGCAGCCACTGGCTTCTTAGCTACTGCGGCAGCCACTGGCTTCTTAGCTGCTTTTTTAGGGTCAACACCTTTGTATCCAGCTTGGCCTTTACGCCCACCTATGCCACCACCTTTGGTGTTTTCAGGGATAAGTGACGCTAGTAAAGAACCTGCTGTAATAGCAACACCTGCTGGCCCTGCAAATCTAGCTGCACCTTTACCAAATCTAGCTAACTTACTTAGTAACTTACTGGGAGTCTTTTTAGATTGTGGGCTAATACGTTCACCAGCGGGGCCAATTTTAGTCCCATCAGGTATAGCTTTAGGCTTAACAGTTCTATTTGTACCTTTTACAACTTTCTCCTGACGACCAACCTTTTGAGTTGCTTTACTCTTGTTAGCGTTAGGGTCTGTAGGGCCGACTGCCTTAGAAGATGTTGATACCTTGTTGCCAGACAATGCCCGTACTAACTTACCCCTTGCTGAAGCCCTTTTAGTTATTTTTGCCTCACCGTTTGGATTAACTGCTGGCTTTTTAACAACCTTCTTCTTAGCTGCTGGCTTCTTCTTCTTAGCTACAACCTTCTTCTTAGCTGCTGGCTTCTTCTTAGCTGCTGGCTTCTTAGCTTCGGGTTTCTTTAGAACCTTCTTCTTCTTAGCTTCAGGCTTCTTCTTAGCTGCTGGCTTCTTCTTCTCTTCTTCCTTTGCTGCACTTTGACCCTTGCTATTAAACTTAGGAACTTTCCTCGCTTTCTTAGCGTCTGCCAGTTCCTTTGCTAAGTCTTTAGCACTGCCTTTAGCTTTCTTTTTTGCAGCTTGTTCAGCTTCAATTTCAGCTATTAGACGTGCGTCATCTGGGCTTCTTATATTAAAATTCTTTATAACTTTTTCTAGTTTAGGGTAGAGCCGTTTTGCTTTAGCCATTTTACTGTTCACCTTGTCCTTGTTTCATCATGCCTTGAGCTACAGGGCCAACAGCTTTCTCAGCCATTTGTGCCATCATTTGTTGTTGCTGTTGCTGCTGTGCTTGCTGCTGTTCTTGAGCCTTTTGTTCGGCTGACTTAACTAAGCCACTGGTATCAATACCTAAAGACGCTCCAAGACGATCAATGTAATCATCAACATTTAACTCACGGGCAATTACGTCCTTACCTAGCGGGGCTAGCATCTGAAGTAACTGAGAGAGTTTGTTGAGGTCTTGACCACGGCCTAAAGCTTCCATGCCTGTAACAATCTGAGGCTTTAAAGTGTCTTTGGGGAACTTAGGCATTTTGCCCGACTTCTCCATGCGACTAAGAAGTAGCTTAACCATTGGGTACTGGAACTCTTGTGAGAGTATTGAGTACACACCACCTAACGCTGACTCAAGTTCCTGAGCCATGTATCGAACTTCTTCGGCAGTAACACGTTCAGCTTTACGCTGGACTGAAGAGTTCATTAGGAATGAGAAAGCAAGTCGTTCACTAATCTCACGCGCTGTATCCTGTGCTACACGGAAGTCATTAAACTTCTGTAACTGGAGTACGGTCACGTCATCGGCACTGCCTGAAGCTATTCCTCCATTGGGAGTTTGTGCGATTACCTTTGGTTTAGTAGTCCCATTCGGGCGTACTAGGAACAACACCTTGGCTGCTGCTGCGGAACCTTCCACAATAGCTTTAGTCAAAGTCTCTAGTGAACTTAAGTCACCTAGAAATTCTTCAACATAACCACGTCCATACGATTCACCATCAATACGTACCATACGCAATGACATAAATGGTGATTGGTCTAACGGGAATGAACCTTTTGAGCTAGGTATAAGTTGACCTTCGACCTCTTGATACACTTCCCACTTCTTATCGACACGGCACACTTTTGT